GTGGATACAGTCCAGCCACAATCGACCCTGCTTTAACAGCCATTGGCGTGGTCGCTGGATATGGAGCAGGTTTAGTTCAATCTACCGATAATCAATATTCCAACGAAGTTCTTAATGGTCTTTACGGCATGCAAACCGCAGGAGATATAACCGATACCAGCGGTGGTGGAACTACGGTAATTAACGTCAATGTTGCTGGAAGCATTATTAAAGAACAGGAACTAATTGACAAGATTCAGAACGGAACTCAATTAGCAAGCCTTTCTGGTTCACCTAGCCAGATTGGTCGTATTGCTGGAATGTTCGGCTAATGGCATTACCAGCACAGATAGCCGTATCGTTCGATTACTCAAACGGCGCAACCTTTGGTTATGCAGGGTTCGTTATTGGCGACCCTCAATATGGAATCTTAGGCACTAATACACTTGGCACTTCTACATTGCCAGAGCCAGTTATTGACCTGACTCCTAACGTTTATCAGATTTCTATTACGCGTGGTCGTAATATCCAGCGCGACACATACGAGGCAGGCACATGTATAGTCCGAGTATTAGATCCGCTTTCTTATTTTAACCCGCAAAACACAGCGTCTCCTTATTACGGATACCTTGCGCCTTTGCGTAAGCTGCGCGTATCTGCTACTACAGCCACAACCCAGAAGTACCTATTCTCTGGATACGTTACAGATTACAAGTACACCTACCCGGTAAACCAAGATACTGGATATGTCGATATTTCATGCACAGATGCTTTCCGCCTATTCCAGATGGCTAACATAACCACCGTGGATTCTAGTCCAGCAGGGCAGACAACCTCTGCTCGAGTATCAGCAATCTTAAATCAAGTCTCATTTCCTGCCTCTATGCGTACTATCTCTACAGGACTTAATACCTGTGTTGCTGATCCTGCTACCTCAAGAACTTCCCTTGCTGCCATCAAGAACGCTGAAGTATCTGAGACAGGAGCGTTTTATATGAACGGCTCTGGAACAGCCGTATTCAAGAACCGCACAGACGTCATGAACTCCCTGTCTAAGACTCCCGTGGCGTTCAACCAGACAGGCGGTGTCCCTTATCGTAACCTCGTCTTTGCTTTCGATGACAAGCTCATCATTAACCAAGCCAACTTTGCCCGTGTTGGCGGCTCTACAATCACAGCAATTAACCAGCCTTCTATTGACAAGTATTTTCCTCACTCAATCACACAAACTGATTTAGTCGCCGAGACTGACGCTATCGTCACCAATATAGCCCTTGAGTACGTTGCTACTAGAGCTGCAACTACTATCCGTATTGACGAGATGGTTGTGGACTTGCTAGATCCAGCAGTACCAACCGACACCATAATTGGGCTGGATTTCTTTGATAACCTGCTCATAACCAATATCCAGCCAGACGGCTCGACTATTGTGAAGAACCTGCAATATCAGGGAATTAAATGGGATATTAACCCTAACAAGATGACAGCAACAATAACAACGCTTGAGCCAATAGCCGATGGCTTCATCGTTGGAAGCTCGTATTACGGTATAATCGGCACTAATACGTTAGGTTACTAGGAGATATAATGACATCAGGACTACCAGCAGCCACGGGCGATATTCTTACCGCCGCGACAGTTAACTCGCTCGTAACCTTTACGATCAACGCTGACGCCACAACCGACTACACAACCGTCTTAGCAGACGCTTACCAAGTCCTTCAGCCTATGAATAAAGCTACAGCCATTGCCTTTAAGATTCCTACCAACGTCTCAGTAGCGTTCCCAATAGGCACAGCCATTACTATTCTTAACAAGGGCGCAGGGCTCTGCACAATCTCAGCAACTACCTCTGGCACAACCACAGTCCTCTCAGCAGGTGCAGTTGCAGCTTCTCCAACCTTGGCTCAATACAAGACAGCCGTCTGCATCAAGACTGCTACAGATACTTGGTACGTCGTAGGTGGGATTGCCTAATGATTGGTTGCATCACTTCTGGAACTTTTAGCGTTGGCGGGGGTGCAGGCGTTGTAACTGGAGGCACTCTTTACACAGATGCTACCTACAACTACAGAGTTTTTACTGCTAACGGAACTCTTGGGGTTACTGGTGGGGCAATCACAGCTGACATTCTTGTAATTGCTGGCGGGGGTGGGGGCGGGGCTGGAACTAATGCCTCAAATGGTGGAGGGGGAGCTGGAGCTGGTGGTCTATTAGGCTTTACTTCTCAAACACTTAATACTTCTTACACGGTAACAATTGGAGCTGGTGGAACTGGTAACGGATCAACTGGTCAATCAACCGTTGGTGCAGATTCACAATTTGGTGCTTTAACTCTAGTTAAGGGCGGAGGATTTGGCGGAACAAACTTCTCTAGTCCTTCAACTTGGGTCGGAGGAAATGGAGGTTCTGGAGGTGGCGGTTACGGACGCGCCGCGGCTGGTGGATCTGAAACTTCTGGACAGGGTTATGCTGGAGGAACTGGCGGAGCTGACTCTGGCAATTACGCTGGAGCTGGTGGGGGCGGGGCTGGAGCTGTAGGGGGCAACGGAAACTCTGCTGGCAATGCTGGAAATGGTGGCATTGGTCTTAATACTTATTCTTCATGGGCAACTGCAACTTCAACAGGTGAATCTGGTTATTACGCAGGAGGCGGAGCTGGAGGCTCTTATTCAAATACGGCTGCAACTGGAGGAACTGGCGGCGGAGGATTTGGCGGGTCTAATCTTGCATTAGCAACGACTGGAACTGCAAATACTGGCGGGGGTGGGGGTGCAACCGGTGGTAATAACGTTGGTGCTGGAATTGGCAAAAACGGCGGTTCAGGAATTGTTATTGTGAGGTGGCTAAAGTGAGTCATTGGGCAGAATTAGACGAGACAAACAAAGTAATTCGCGTACTTGTAGGAGACAACAACGACCCAGCAGGTGACGAAGGTTATTCATGGCTAATTGACAACCTTGGTGGCACTTGGGTTAAGACTTCTTATCATGGATCTATACGTTATAACTTTGCAGGAATTGGGTTTACTTACGACCCAATAGATGATGCTTTCATAGCACCTGCTCCGTGCGAACATGACACTTTAATTCTCAATAATAAAAAACGTTGGGAGTGTTCTGCTTGTGACGAACTCGCCGCATCTTTGTAAAGCAGGGCAACAACTAAGGCTTCAAGTCGATGATACTTATCCAGACAGAGATAGAACCTCAGACGGTTGGATTGGCGACACACGTCATCAAGCAAGTGTGTCTGATCACAATCCTGATGCAATGGGTATCGTACGAGCGATTGACGTTGACAGGGATTTATCTGGTAAAGCCAAACCAGACCTCATGCCTAACCTTGCAGATCAGATACGACTCTGTGCTCGAGCTGGCGATAAGAGAATCTCTTATGTCATCTTCGATGGAAGAATCGCATCGTCTAAGAAGGCTTGGGCTTGGCGTCCTTACGATGGGGCTAATAAGCACAATCATCATTGCCATATCAGCTTTACTCAAGCGGGCGATACAGACAATAGTTTCTTTAATATCCCAATGTTAGGTGGCAAATAATGGCAAGTACATATAACTCAACTATCGATCAAGGTTCAGATTGGTACTTGACCCTTATCTATAAAGATTCATCAGGAACAGCCATCAACCTAACTGGTTATACAGCTGCTATGCAGTTGCGTGTGAACCCTAACAGCGCAACGGCTGACCTCACGCTATCTACAGGATCAGGTATTACCATTACTGGTTCTACTGGAACTATCGTCGTTCATGCAACTGCTACACAAACTGCTGCTTTAATTGCTAAGAACTATGTCTATGACCTTGAGATTAAATCTTCTGGCAATATCGTTACTCGCCTTATTCAAGGCACTCTTAATGTAAGTGCAGAGGTAACACGTGTCTGAGATAGTAATTATTCAACCTGACGAAAACAACGTGGTTGTAGAACAGGTTACTCAACTCGTTCAAACTGCTGCTAATAGCCTTCCCGGCCCTCAAGGACCACAAGGCGCAACAGGAGCAACAGGAGCAACAGGAGCTAAAGGTGACAAGGGCGATACTGGTGCTACTGGGTCTGCTGCCACTATTGCAGTTGGAACAACATCGACTGGTGCAGCTGGTACTTCTGCTTCTGTAAACAATTCTGGTACTTCTTCTGCCGCTGTATTTAACTTTACTATTCCACAAGGAGCTAAAGGTGATACAGGCAATGCTGGCACTAACGGCACAAACGGTACTAACGGCACAAACGGAACTGCCGCTACCATCGCGGTCGGTAGCACAACTACAGGCGCGGCGGGAACATCAGCGTCGGTAACTAACTCAGGTACATCATCAGCTGCAACTTTTAACTTTACTATTCCTCGAGGAGATACAGGAGCAACTGGCAGTACAGGTTCAACTGGGGCTACTGGATCATCAGGAGTCATAGCGGTCAATGCTCCGCTGACTAATGCTGGTACTTCTACCTCTGCCAACCTTTCAGTCTCGGTTGGTTCTACATCAGCAGCGGGCGTTCTTCAGTTGACAGACTCAACATCGAGTACGAGTACAACTACTGCGGCTACGCCCAACTCGGTTAAGACTGCCTATGATTTAGCAACAGTTAAAAATCCTACAGTTGGTCTAATATCTGGATATTTCTACAAGACTCCAGTTGCTAGCTTATCCTCTGTTTCTTCTACGCATCAGACAGTCTATTACACCCCAATCTACATACCAGCAACAACTACTATAGACCGACTTACTATGCAAACATCTGCGCTTTTTGTTGGAACAGCAACGGTCAGATTAGGTATTTTTAACAATTCCAATGGTCAGCCTTCAACAGTTATATTAGATGCAGGGACTGTATCTGCTACAGCAGCAACTACCGCATATTCAATTACAATATCTCAATCTTTGACTCCTGGCTTTTATTGGCTTGGTTTTTGCCAACAGGGAACTGCTCCAACTACTGGCAGTTACATTGGAAATACAGGGGCCACAACTACTGCCAATCTTTATATTTACACTTCTGCAAGCACCAGCAGTAACCAGATTGTTGGTTTTATTCAATCTTCGGTAACAGGCGCATTTTCTACAGCTGCATCTTTAACTCCTGCTACAATCGAAACATACACTTGGATAAGGGTTGCATAATGAGAATGATTACTTACGGCTTAGGCGGCTATGACGAAACCAAGCCAAATAACAACATCGTTGAAGAAATCGACATCCCAGAGGAGACAGAATGAAGAACCCAATTGTCCTAAGCATCGGAGCATTCCTAGCAGTATGGGGTACAACCTCAAACTTCTCGCTAGATTACCGCTCAATCCTTGGCTCAATCGTCGCTGGCGTATTTGGTTACGCAACTCCGAAAAGGTGACCGCGGGTGACTTGGCTGCATGGTCTGTGGCTGTTGTCAGCATTCTTGGTGGTATGGCTACATATACACAATTCATGATTAAGCACTACCTTAGCGAACTGAAACCCAATGGGGGCGGTTCAATCAAAGACCAAGTTAACCGACTAGAAACGCGTGTCGATACAATCATCGAGCTGTTAGGTAAGTAACACTTATCCCATGGCTAAGAAAAGGGTCATTGACCTCGATACTTACAACGCGTTAGATTCATGGGCTATTACATTGAATGAGATGTATAAAGCGTTACGCCGTAGCGGTTTTGCTGTAGATATTGCTCTTGCAATTATCGTAGATCGCGATGCATATCCCGATTGGATTCTGCCCTCACTTCCCAATCGCATAGACAATATCCCCTACGATGACGAGGACGACGATTAAGCGAATTGTGATTCTCTCAGACCTGCAAGTGCCTTTCGAGGACGTGCATGT